CTATGATGAAAAGCGGGAAGGACACTGCCATGATTATCCTGGGTAAAGGTAAACACTCAGATGATGATGACATGGAAGATATGGAATACGAAGATGAGGAAGAAATGGAAGATTATTCTGAAGAGCAGTATGAGATGGCAGATGAGCTAATTTCTGCAGTTAAGAAAGGAAACTCTGAAGCTGTTCTGGATGCAATTCATGGAATATATAACAGTTATTAAAAAGTTACTATGACTGATATTGTAAGTTTAAGTGAACTCCGCCTGCTTGCCAGGCAGAGAGCTGACATGGAGAATAGCCAATTTATCTCTGATGATGAATGGCGCAGGATGATTAACAGAAGTTATGCAGAGCTGTATGACCTGGTAGTGACTTCAGCAAACTCTGAAGATTACTTTTTAAAATCCGATACAATTTCTCTGGTCAGTGGTACTGACTCTTACGATCTTCCAGCTGATTTTTACAAAATGAGAGGGGTGGATATCAACTCAGGTGGATCATCTACCCCACTCAGACGCTACAACTTTTCTCAAAGAAATGTTGGATCACTATATGCGATTGCTTCAGATATGAGGTATCACGTTCAGGGATCCAAAATTATTTTTAATCCAACTCCATCCACTTCAGATACAGCTACTCTTTGGTATATTCCATCACCAAAGAAATTTCTGGAATATACAGTAACTGCTATTACTCGCGGATCTTCAACAATGTGGACCATTGGTGCACATAATTTTGCTGTTGATGATTTACTGGATGGTGTGAATTTCCTGGTTGCTGCAAATTATAATGTGAACCAGAAAGTAACTGCAGTGGGAGCAAATACTGTAACTACTGACCTTAACTCAGCAGGCTTGGCAGATCCTACTTTTTTTGGAAGGATTGAAAGCCGGTATGACTTCTACAGTGGTTGGGATGAGTACGTCATTGTTGGTTCTGCAATATCTGCACTCATAAAAGAGGAAGCAGATGTAAGTGCTTTATTTGCAATTAAGCAGCAGCTGGCAGACCGGATTATTGCAGTCTCAGAAATGCGAGATTTGGGAGAGCCAACAACTGTAACTGATGTAAGTTCTTATAATTCGCTAATTGTATGAGTAGGGAAACATTTACTCAACTTTCAACTGGATCCGCTGCAACTGACCAGGTACAGGGTTATATTGCAACGGCCCTAGATCCGCTGCTTCAACTACCTTTTGCAAGTGGTAACAAGGTTGATGATATAGAAATTACCACATCAGACACTATTGTAAATCATGGACTTGAGCAAAAACCGGAAGGATGGATAATCTTAAAACAGAATGCAGCTCAAGTAATTTATGAAAGTGCAACAGTAAATGATTTTCCACAGACTACTGTAATTTTAAAAGCAGGCGGAACAGTAACCGCAGATTTATTTTTCTTCTAAAAAAAAACTATGGCAACAGCAGGAACAAATATAACATCTATAAACAAACCGGCAATAGGCGTTGATACTGGACCTACCTGGGCGGATAACCTAAATACTTCACTAGATGCAATAGATGGACATGACCATTCAACTAACAAGGGAGTACGAATAACACCAGCTGGATTAAATATAAATGCTGACCTTGAGTTTAACCTTAATTCTGCAACAGAATTAAAAAATGTCATCTTCGACAGCTCAGTTACTCCAGCAACAACTTCATATTCACTTTACCAGACAAGCGGTAATTTGTTTTGGCGAAACGGATCTGGAACAGCTGTTCAAGTTACTATAGGAGCTGCAGTCAATAGTGGAGCTGGAAGTATCTCAGGCATGAGTGGGACCGATGCAGGAGCAAGCTATACTGATGCCTCAAAGACGTTTAATTTTTTCACTGATTCAGGAAATTCTGACTATGGAAAAATGGCTCATGCAGACTTAATTTTGTTTAAATTCTCAGATGATAATTCTGCAGATACTGACTATGTAACTATTGCAGCAAACTCAGGAGTTTCTGGCAGCTCTGGAACTATATATGTTCCCTCAGAAAATGGAACATTCCTGACAACAGCAACCAGTTATGCAGGCGCAATCAGTATTGCAACTTCTGCATCAAATTCAAATATTACTTTAAGTCCACATGGAACAGGAGAAATTGTAATAGGCTCTGGATCTGCTTCAGCAAAAGTTACATCTTCTGGTGCAAATGATTTAGTCCTGGATACAAATGCAGGAACTAATAGTTCAAGTATAAAAATAGTTGATGCTGCTAATGGAGACATCGAACTTACACCAAATGGAACCGGTAATGTAAAAATTGACAATATATCAATTTCAGATAATGCAATTATTTCTTCTAACTCAAATGGAAACATTGGAATTACACCTAATGGCACTGGTGAGGTTGATATATCAAAAGTAGATATTGATGGAGGAGCAATAGATGGCACAGCAATAGGTGCAAGTTCACACTCAACAGGGAAATTTACTACTTGTGATGCAACCACCGATTTTACAATAGGCGGAACAGTAATTACTGATAATACAATCACAGATGATGGAACTTTGTCTATAGTAGCAACTACAGCAATTACACTGGATGCAAATACATCTCTGGCAGCAGGGCATGATTTGGAAACATCAACGTCAGGAAAAATTAAACAGAAAGGTGCTTTTTTACAGTCAAGCACTCATCAATCTTTATTTATAGGAGCATAAAATGACGATTCCAAGCGGAGGGGGTAGCGAAGTTTTAAAAATTGCACACATAGCAGGCGTTACAAATTCTGAAAATGTAATTCTTAATGGAGTAGCAAATCATATTTATTCTATACTTTCAATTACAATATGTGAAACAGCAAATGCAGCTAAAACTTTTGATCTCTACATTGATGATGATGGTGGAGGAACGGATTATTATATTTTAAAAGATCAAAATATAGGTGCAAAAGAAACATTTATATATGATAACAAATTGGTTTTATCTGGAACTGACCATCTTTGTATTGTTGCAGGAAGTAGTGCAGATATAGATGTGACTATTAGTTACATTGACCAAGATTGGACATAATAGGAGATTAAAATGACAGGAATTGTAGGCAGCATAAATAGCAAATCTAAGATTTTAGGTAGACTTCCAACAGGCCATACTGTTCAAACTGTGCATAATTTAGATAATACTACAAATGGATACAGAGGAAATCCAGGTTCAGGAGGAGATACACCACAAAACACATTTAACGGAAGATGCCAATGTGATATTACAATAAAATCTGCAACTTCTAAATTAATTATATGTGCTTCTCCTAATTTACGACATGGATCAAACACATTTAATATTTTGTATTTATATTATAAAGAGAGTGCAGGGTATGCAGATAATGATGATTCTGCAAGTTGTGGTAATAACAACGATACAGGGCCATCTACAATAGGAAGTGGAGCGGATCAATACACAAGAATGTCATCTATTGTACATCCTAATCTTATGTATGCACAACTGACAGGCGATCCACGAGAAGCTGGAGGTAATCACATTTTGCAAGAGGAGTGGACACATGGTAAAGCAGTCGGAACAACTATGAATATTTGTGTTGCGATGAATATAACCGGCAATATTTCTTCGTGTGGATTTAATGTGTCTACTGGTTATCCTTCAGGAGTGAGTGCTAAATCTGCGATGACTATTTTTGAAATAGAAAGCTAATGGCCCGCGAAACTATAGATCAAAAGATAAAAAAAGTTGATGAGGAAATAGAAACAGTAACAACCCAAATAAATGATTTAGCTACTCGCCAACAACGTCTTGTTGGATATAGACAATGTTTAGTTGATATGAAGGAAGATAATGGCCCTACAAAAAACACTCGTACCGGTTGACATAGTTGCTGGTTTGGACACTAAGAATGATCCAAAGCTGACGCCTAAATTAACTGACCTCAAAAATGGCAGATATACTGTTGGATCACAAATATCTAAACGCCTGGGCTACACTTCACTTTCCCAAAATATTTCTGGAACAACTAACAAACTAACTACTGGTGATGGTCTTACATCTTTCCAGGATGAGCTGCTTGAGTTCAGTGGATCCAGACTTTACAGCTACTCTTCCTCAGTAGAAAGATGGACCGATAAAGGCGGGTTTCAGAGTGTAAAAATTGATTCAGATGACGTAATTAGGAATACTTCTGAAGCAAAGAACCAGGATAGTTGTATTGCTTCTGGATTAATGTTATTTGCCTGGGAACAGTATTCAGTAGCAGGGGTGCTTGAAGGGGTTTATGCTTCAGTAATAGATTCTGCAAGTGGAGCAGTATTCCAGGCAGCAACTCTGATAGATGCAACAGCAATTAATCCCAGGTGTGTTCCTTTGGGGCCAAACCCATCTCTCTGCTACGTTGACACCTCCAGCTCGCCATACCTATTAAAATGTGTCCAGGTTGATACTAACAATCCGGTTGAATTTAAAACTGCAAGTACAATTTCAAGTGTGGTGAACACATCAAATCCTGTTTATGATGTTGCAGTTTATTCAGATCATGCCACCAGTGGCAATGCAATTTTTTGCTATAATCAAAATGGGTCCACCAGAATTGATGTTGGTTATATTACAGTAGATGGCACTGTTGGTACTCCTGGTAATGGTTACACCGGAACAACAACTATATTATCTACCAATGCTAGCGACACTATAGCCATTTGTGCAGACAAAGTTAATACTGCATCAACTGAAGCAGATAGAATTTATGTTGGATATGCCACCACTTCATCTTCTGCAGGGCTTAAAATTAAGAGATTGACCGGCACAATGGTTGTTGAGGCAACTCACACTGTTGAAGGTACAGCAACAAAGATTGATGGATGTTCAATGCTTGTTACCCAGGCTGGAGATCTGCAGATTTGTTATACCTTAAATGCTACCAATACTTATGACCATCAGGTAAAAGGTGCGCTTTATAATATTACCAGTGACTCTATGGGAAGTGCAGCCATAATTAAGCGCAGCGTAGGTATGGCATCTAAACTATGGGAGTATAATTCCAAAAAGTATTTTGTGGTTGTCCATGATTCATCTTTGCAGCCTACATATTTTATCTGCGACACCGATGGATTAATAAGTGGTAAAGTTTTACCTGGTACAGCTGGTCAGCTTCCTTCAAAAACATTTCTATCATCAATCTATCCTTCAGCTACTGGAGTTTACCAGTTTGGTGGATTGGTCCGCACAAGGTTAATCTCCAAAGACAATGATCTCTACTCTCTATCTGGCGTTTCAAATATCACTGTTGACTTTACTTCAGTGGAAAGATTTGAAAGTGTTGAATTAGGGGGCAACCTTCATGTGGGTGGAGGTTTTGTTTCAATGTATGACTCCCAGGAAATTGTTGAATTAAATTTCCACTTATATCCAGAAAATGTAACAGCTGCAATAAACAATTCAGCTGGAAGTTTGGCAGCGGGTACATATCTTTACCAAGTTATTTATATTTGGACTGATGCAAAAGGCCAGGATCACCGGTCAGCTCCAAGTGTGGCAGTTTCAGCTGCACCCTCTGGCGGATCCTCAACTGTTACTCTGACAATTCCAACTCTCAGGCTTACGTCAAAAATTGGAGTAATCTGTGAAGTTTACCGCACAACTGATACAGGGAGACTGTCATTTAAGATTGGAGCTGTTGCGAATGATACAGCAGCTGATTCAGTAAGTTTTGCTGATGCAGGTAGCATTTCTGATGCAAATTTGGTTGCAAAAGAAAGTCTATACACTAATGGCGGACAAATTGAAAATATACCTCCGCCAGCTTCCCTAGTTGTCACAACATATAAAAACAGATTGGTTTGTGTAAGTTCAGAAAATCCCAAAAAACTTATATATTCCAAGAAAAGAGCTGCATTAGGTCCAGTAGAATTTTGTGATATTTTCTCCATCGTTTTAAATAAAGCCAGAAGAATAACGGCCCTGGCAGAATTTGACCAGAAGCTCATAATCTTTGAGCCTAACCAGATTTTTTATATTACAGGAAACGGACCTACATCTACTGGTGCGCAGAATGATTTCTCACCACCACAGGCAATTACTGGTGATGTTGGCTGCGCAAATACAAATTCCCTGGTATTAATGCCTTTAGGGTTAATGTTCCAAAGTAATAAAGGAATCTACCTTTTAGACCGGTCACTGCAGACTGTTTATATAGGGGCCGAGGTGGAAGCATATAATGATTTAACAATCACAAGTGCAGAATTAATCCGCGATGAAAACCAGATCCGCTACCTGACTTCTGATGGCAGATGCTTGATATATGATTATTTCTATGGCAAATGGTCCACATGGACAAACCACGAAGGAAACGGAGCTACTATCTGGAACAGCACAGGGGATTACGTCTACCTTAGAACTGATGGGCGGATCTTTCAGCAATCTTCCACCAGCTACAAAGATGACAATGATCCTATTGAAATGTCACTCACAACTTCATGGGTAAAGACCAATGGTATCCAGGGGTTCCAGCGGATCCGCAGGGCATTGGTCCTGGGAGATTTTAAAAGTACTCATACTCTGCAGCTGGAGATTGGACACGATTACCAGGACTACTTTAATGAGGTCCACAAATTTGACTATATGACTGACCTGGAAGTAATCGAATATGGAGACTCATCACCCTATGGGGATGAAGAATACTATGGTGCATCTTCTGGAGTATCTGATGGAGTTTACCAATTCCGCGCACACTGTAAAAAACAAAAATGCCAATCTGTAAGATTTAGGATATCTGACATTGAAGAAAGTAATCCTGGTCAGGCATATTCAATATCTTCCCTTATGCTCGAAGTAGGAGTGAGGGGCAATTCCATGAAACTTCCACAACAAAAATTAACATGATGAATCCAATGCAGTCACAAATGGGAATGGGCGGAACACCTCAAATGAGTGAGGAAGAATTAAAGAAACTTGCAATGCTTCTGCAGAATATGCCAGCTGGTGAGGGGATAGCAACTGTTACTCCAACTGAGGAAGATTACATGAAGGATGTATTCCAATCTGGCAAACCATTACCAGGAACAGAAGGACTAGGACCAGGTGGAGGAATGGCAAAGAGTTTTCAAAGCATTGCAGATGAAGAAAAAGCAAGAGGTAGATCATATTCAAGTGGTGGTGGGTCATCAAGTGGTGGTGGAGATCCCTACGCTGGAGATAGAACTGGAGGAGCTTATGGACATAGAACTGAAACTGCAAATGCATATTCTGGAGGAGGTATTGAAGCGCAGGATCATCAAAGTAGTGGATCCAGCGGAGGTGCGCCATCAACTGCAGGGAATAGACCAGGTGGAGGAGAAAATAGACAGCAGGAGAGAGAATTAAGGGAGATGATGGAAAGAGGTGAACAGATAAAAAGACAAAGAGAAGCAGATGCAGCTGCAGAAGAAGCTCGCAGACTTGCTGCTAGTGGTATTGAAAAAGAGGTACTGACTTCTGATACTACTTTTGAACGATGGCATGCGAGGAACAAGGATAAGCATGGCAATCTGTCAAGAGAACAGATGGAGAAAGCATACAATATTGCTGCCACCAAATCGCGTGAAGATGCAACCTCCCAGGTTCCCAAAATGGTTGAATCCATGAATAATTTTTTCGATCAAAAAAATGATGATGGATCTAACAAATATAATGAAAATACAACTTTTGATGAGTTTAAAGCAAGCCTGGGTGCAGATGTTCCACCTAATCTATCAGAAGCAACTTTGCGGGATATGTTTGAAAATGCTCGCAAAGGATTCCAAAGAGGAGAAGCATTTACATTAACTCCAGAAGAAGTGGAGGAGTTTGCCAGGGATCCGATTGTAACTGAAGAAGTAATGGATGCAGAAACAGCAGAAATTGGAAACATTACAGAGGCAACAGACACTGAAGTAGGAGAAGTTGCCGATGTAACACCAACTGAAGTTGAAGCAATTGCAAGTGTAACTGATGAAGATTTGGATGCAATATTTGCTGGAGGTGCAGACAAAGCAGAAGAACTATTATTAAAAAGAATTAGTGGGGAAGCAACATCTCCTGCAGAGCAGCAGCTAAAGCGAACCAGTGAGCAAAATATGAGAATGCTTCTGGGAATGACAGCTGGTGTCGCGGATCCAACAAAGATGAGGCAGATGAAAAACCAGTGGGCGGATATGCAACAAATTGCTACTGGACAAGCTGCAGATCTGCGAAGCAAAGAATCTATGGAAGCAGAAAAAAGACTTATTGATTTATACGAAGGTAAGGACACAAAAACGTTGAATACCAAACTTGCCAACATGGAGAAGGATAAACAGGTTGCCTTCAAAAAAGGTGACATGGAGGCAATGAGAAAAATAACAAATCAGCAAACTTTGTTGACCAAAGTAGTTACTAAGGCAAATCTGGATCAAAACACCGAACTGGCAAACCTGGAAGCAATGAAAACCAAGATGATTGAACAGGGGAAGATGGA